TCAATGTCCGGCGGAAGCGCGAAGGGGTTTTTGTCATGGAATTTCATTTTCGAAATCTGTTTCAACCATTCTGGTCCCAATATTATGCCCTTGCTCCTAGCTCGCACCTCGCCGCGAATAACAGCCAAGTATAATTGCCGCTCTGCTTCCTTGATGTCGCTGAACGGGTGCTCGACATTTTCGAGAATCTTCAGCGGGCGCAGCCATTCAGCCATCACACAATCCCCAGCCTCGGATATTCGATTGGGCGGCGGAAGGCATCATATTCTTGAGCTGTCCGAGCAAAGCGCAGCATCATAATCCCGTAGCGGGTCGCGCAGAGCAGGTCGTCGTGTTCTTTGATTACCTTGCCATCCTTGCGATGGTACATCGCGAATTCGTCGAGCCAATCGCGCAAATACTTGAACACTTTGAGCCTGCCGGTTTCCATCCTGGTGAGCATTTCGGCTATGCCGGCCTCGACACTGACGCCACCGTCCTCGAATGTCGCGTGATCGAGCCAAAGGTCTAAACCTTCTCGCCGATATTGCTCTGCCAGCGGGTTGCCAGCGCCTGCGAGCGTTTCCTGCCGTCCATCTGCCGGCCACACCCAACGCAAATCGCGGCCCCAAGCCCGCAGGGCAGAGCACTGCGCGATTACCGACGTTTGCCGGGCGCGGTAGGTTCGGCTCACGTAAACGACGTCAGCGTCACGATCATGGACGAGCTCGACCGCGCCGAACGGGTGGTCCCAACCAAAATCCAGCCCGCCGATGCGTGGCCAATGGGATGGAAACTCGCGATGCTCGACCGTAATCATTTCCTCGCTGACGGGGAAAACGCGACCGCTCCCTAATACCGGAACGCCTTTCGTCCGCGCCTCTCTCTCGTGCGGCGCGTAGCTCGCGGCGATCGCTTCCTTCTCTGCCGCGGTGTAGTGCTGAACGTCGTCCAGCGTCATTGTTGTGACGCTGCGATCGGGCGATGGCTCGAGCAGGAAGCGCCTAACGACTTCGGTCATCCCGAGCAAGGGCGTAAATGTCAACATCACCGGGCCGCTCGAGACGTTCGTTCTTGTCAACATTTCCGTGTAAACGTCCGGCGGACATTCTTCATCAAGCCAGGCAAAGTCCAGCGTTTCGCCCTGAAATGATTCGCAACCGCGAAGATAGGACTTGATACCAATAATCGAGATACCACCGGCCGCGTGGCGCACTCGGATCGAGTCCAATAGATCAGGGATGCCTCGAGCCGGCACCAACTCAATAATCGCATCCTTGGGAATTGCGCCAGTGCCATGCGCGCCGGGACGGCCAACCAGCATTCGCTGCACCGCGTCCCGCACAGTCTCGCCGGTCGTGCCCGCAACCCAGGAAATGGTCGGTTTGTTGAAGCGCCTACCTTGCCACCAGTCGGGATAGCGGCCGGTAGCGTGCATCGCGACTTCCATTGCGCCCGCGAGTGTTTTGCCGCTCTGATTCGCCGCTATGAGCAGCCGTTCGCGATGGGTCGCGCCGGCAGCATGAAAGGACCGCTGGCGGTCGTATGGCTTATAGGCGCCAAGCTTGTCTTCGTCATGTTCCCGCTCGAGCTCGGCAAGAAGAGCAGCAGTCTGGGCGATGTCAGTTGGCAATTCCATTTGGTTGCGCCTCGATCAGTAATTGCTGCCGTTCTCGCTCGCGTAATTGCAAGGTCTCTATGTGCTGCCGCAACATAGCAATCATCTCTTGCCGTTCCTCAGGCGATAGCCCGCTCGTGGTCTGCTCAACCACGAACTCCTTCGGCAGGGTGGCCGCAACGCAGCGCACGTAACCAGACGGATCGGTCTTCCGCATCGTGGCGATTGCGGTCTTCCCGTGGGTTTTCCAATCTTCAAGGAGGTCGTTAAGGAATGCGCCTGAAAGCTTGTTGCGAACACCGGCCGGCCTGCCCGGGCCGCTACCGAACTGGCCCATCAGTGGCCTTCCTTCATGGCCGCGAGATAGGAACGGCATAAGCAATCGCCGTAACCTCGCGCATCGATCATGCGGCGGAACGTGCCCAGCGGCGGTAGAATAGCCCCTTCCGGGCCGCCCTTGGCTACCGCTGCTCGTCGCTCTTCGGCAAGCGCATCGAGCGCGATGAAATCCGACCCGAACTGAATCGCCCGCAGCGGGAGCTCGCTAAAGACGTCCGGCAGATCGTCTTCGATGTCGTCGCCCTCGACCGCTGCTTTGTCGCTCACTGCAGGCTCCCTGCAGGCTCACGGCGGCGGGACGGCGCATCAACTTCACGCGCCCTCTCGACAAGGCTGTCGAGAATCTTGTCGGCTTCGGTGTACAGGGCGCCGAGCTGGTTGATGATCTCGTCCAATCGATCCATGGCGCCGTTCTTTCTGTCCATCTTTGGGTCCTTACGTGCAAAAGGCCTCAGCGGTCGCCCGCGAGGCCTAAAAGCTCCACCCCTATTCTCTACTTCCATTATATCAATTTCGGCCAAGGCGGGGCGTTTTTGACCGAAATTCAATAACCCCCTATAGTTATATGGTTTTTAGCGCGTTCTATCTGCCCACAATTCCTGACTGCATTTTTCGGCTTCCTGATCCTGAATTTTTGGCGCGATTCGCCTGCCGTCAGAGTGGCGATCTAGACCTGCCAGTGGCATTTCCACTCGGGCCCATTGCCGCTGGAATCCGAGCCACGCCGGACGCGACCTGTATTCCGCGGGCATGCGAGCCTCGAGCCGCTGCATAAGGCCGAATGCCCACAGCGCGGTCTTATGGACGACCTCCGCGGCCGGGTCCTGCCCGACCACGAGCCCGCTACCCACCAAAGCTACCGGCTCATTCTTGGCGTAGCGCTCCAGCGTCATCAGCCGCCTCGCTACAGCCCTCGCAGCATGAAGCTCCGCGCCCCGCCGCAGCCAGTCCGGCACCTTCCAGATCGGATGGGGCATGAAGGGGTCCATCCGCTCGTCGGAGCGAATCTTGCGCACCATCCGTTCGCTAACACCGAACCGCTTGGCAATCGCCCGGTCGGCCTCCGGTAGGGCAATCCGCGGCGGCAGCACGATCTCTCGACTGACACGCCCTAGGCCATCGAGCTTGGCCGACATGCGATTGAGCAGAAACTGCGCATCGCCGTTCGCCCGCGCCGCCCCGAGCTTGCGTTGTAACGCCTTAACCTGACCGCGCTCCCGGGGCGCCTCGATGCGAGCGTGAGCGTTCATGTACTCGCCCCACGCAATCGCAATCTCGATGCGCTTGAGCATGGACAAAGCCCGCCGCCGCCCACGCTGCTCCGGCCGCCGTGGCGGCAATATCGGCAAACCGAGCGCCATCATCCGGGTCTCAATCGTGTAATCCATCATTTCCTCGAACCAATAAGAGTGAGGGTCGAATGTGGCCGGGGCGGGAGGAACAAGTACCTCGAATTTGCGAAAAACCCCCGGGGGGTCCTTCCTCGGGGCGCAGGGTTTGCCATTCGCGTTCGATCCTCATTTCATCCTTGGAGGACGACCGCGGCGTGCTCGAAAGGGCTCGAAGCAGCCAGCCTCCCAATCGTTGTGGCATCGACGGCATAGGTCCGCGCCACATCGGCCATTGTCTCACCCTCAGCGAGGCGCTGGAGCGCTTCCTGGCGCTGATGCGGTGTCATCTTGCGCGGACGGCCGAACTTGACGCCGCGGTCCTTGGCCCGCTTGCGGCCCTCGCCAGTGCGGGCACGGATTAGTTCGCGTTCGAATTCAGCTAGGCCGCCGAGCACCGTCAGCATCAATCGGCCGTGGGCGGTCGTGGTGTCGGCCCATGTGTCCTTGAGGCTCTTGAAGCCGGCGCCGCGCTCTGAGATCGCCGCAATGACGTTCAGCAGGTCGCGCGTTGATCTGGCCAGCCGATCCAGCCGCGTGACAACCAACACGTCGCCGCGCTCAAGCCTGCCGATGGCCTTAGCCAGCTCGGGCCGGTCGGTCTTGGCCCCGCTCACTTTCTCCTTGAACACCTTGGCGCAGCCGGCGGCCCTCAGCTCGGCGTCCTGGGCGGCCAAGTCCTGATCGCGGGTCGAAACCCTCGCATATCCGTACATCGGCATGATTTCACCCTCCATAATGAGATATTTTCGCACCTAACATATGCAGGAATAAACCGCCCAATTTCCGCCGTCAGTAAAAACATGCAAAACTTTTAAGTTTTGCATTATCCGGATGGCTCGTTCAGGCGCCACAGCCATTGCGTGCCAATACGTCTGAGCTTCTTCGCCCCGAGCGCACGCGCTGCCTTGGCATGACTGTGCAACTGCCATCTTGTCGGTTTGCCGCCGGCATGGATGATCTCTGGCCTGCA